TGTAGGTTTGTTTGTTGGTGTGCTCAATCAGCACTGTTGGCTTTGGTCTTGACATATCGAACTCCGCAGTTATTTATGCCAATAACTATGCACTTTTAAAACTACCTCCAGTTATTTGCACTTCTACTATTTCTGCACCACGTGCCTGCTGTTCACGCAATTGTTCCAGTGTAAGCAACAATTTGGTTATGTCTGCGTGTAAGTCTTTGGCATCACGCATGGGCATCATGAAGTCTTTTTGCCCACGTGCTTCATGTGCTTTGACACTATCCACAAATCGGTGTATATGCAGACTCATTTTCTACGCAGGAACGGTACCATGTTAGGAGCCACCCAACCCACAGGTTTCAAAACTTTGCCATCTTCACGCTTGCGCACCTTGCCAGTTTCACGATCAATCTTGTTGAAGTTGGTGGCCATGACTTCTTTCCATGCACCTTCAGCATCAAAGCCGGCTGAGTGAATAGCACCGATTGTGACCACAAGGATGTCAATTAGCGCATCCAGTTCTGCTTCCATGTCATGTGCTTCTTGAAGTTCGCGGAATTCTTCCGCAATCAAACTCTTATACATAGTGTACTGAGATTCATTCATTGCGTCCACTGACTGGTCGCATGCTCGCATGAATTTTTCTTGATCACGAAAGGGATTTGTCACGTGCTGCCTCCTGAGTATGAAATGGTCCTTGATATTGATAGCGTTCTAACACAATTAATTTTGGGTTGCGAATCAGTTTCCAACTACGATGTTGTTTCACAGCATACCAACCTGCGGCATACCATGACTTGGATTTGTTTTCTTTGGTGAACAGTGGTAACCGGTGTTTGACGTCCCACATGGGGTTGAATGCTCTACAACCTGTTTCAAATCCATGCACTTGGTCTGGCGCGGGCTTTGTGATTTTTTCAGGTGGTGCAAATTCAATGTTGGCTCGCTTGCGCACCATGGGAATGGTTTTGAACTTGCCTACTTGATCATTGATGCGCACAGTGTAGCCGTCATCCTCAGCTTCAACTACGCCGACCTTGCGGTCATTCTGCTTCAAGATCCAATACTTTTTATCCACTATGGGTTTGGCTTCGATCATCTAATACTCCTTTGTATGTTTGATTCAACCAGCGACCAATGGCATCTGCATAGTCACTGAGTTTGGTGAGTTCGTACTTGCCACAGAATCTTAGGAAGTGTGCACCTACCATGCCCACATCTCTATGGCTAATCTGCTCACGTATGGCTTCGTCTACCACAGCTTTGATCGCATCGGGCTGTGCTGTGAGATCAATCAGGGTGCGGTTGCGTTCATAATCTTCTAGCACCTTGTGTTCTGCCTGCTCATGATCCATCCAACGTTGCAACATGAGATTGTTCCATGCATAGCCACGACGGTCACGATCTTCAAATGCTTCCGTCAGTCCCACTTGATTCTTTGTGCCTTTTACTCTCACACCAGGATAGGCTGAGAACACATTGTCACCGGGGTCGCCTCGCATGCACTTCAAGAACAACACCCATTTCTGATAATCAAGAGGTGGTACAAAATTAGCGTCGGCTTTGCCAACCTTGATCTTGCTGTTGCTTTCAATAGTGAATGCCAAGTTTTTGCCTTTTGCGTCTGTAACACCAGCAACACTGAACAAGTGATCGTTGATACCATTGTACAATTTTACATTGGGTGCAATCAACTGCACAAAGTCAGAATCTGAACTGACAATAACGTGTTCGTCTTGGGGGTGTAAAGCAATCCAACGTGCAATGATGTCATCTGCTTCTGCTGTGGCACAACGAACAACACTACAATTGGTTTTTGTAGACAAGTATTTAGTCAGCTCATCATAGGTTTCCCAGAACAGCTTGTCCTCTTCTGCTTCTGACTCGCTCATTTGCCCACGTGCCACGGCACGATTGGCTTTGTAGGGCTTGTAGTGATCTTTGCGCCAGCTACGACCTTCCAGTGCGAATACCACATGATCAGCGCCCAAATCACGTGCCACTTTGTTTGCACTCATTAACGTTAAGTGCAGGGCAAAACCCAGTTTGGTCCATGTGTCTGCGGCACGGTGCGCATGGTGTCGCGCACGGAAAAACATGTTGGAAGTATCAATCAGTAGATAGCGCATTTGTGTTCACCAAGTTGTTTTGCTTGATGTATTGTAACACATAGTTGGCCCAAAAGCAATGGCCTTTGGCATCAAAATGGTATGAATTTGGGGTGACCCACTCAAAACCGTTGCTGATCAACACAGAGTTATAACTCAATTCACGATCATATGGACCAATGTAGTTTTTACCAAAATCTCGTTTGTTGGGGATATCACTGAATGTGCTCCAGCCATTGTAAAACAAATGTGTTATTTTTCGGTCTAGCAGTTCAACATGCAAGTCCCAGATTTTTTTGTACCATTCTTGAGTCTTTGCCCAATAGTCATGATTGGTCACATATTCCTTGTAACGCAAGTGCAAATCTGTTGGAACCCAGTCTGTACCAGATGCGTTGACTTGATACCAAGTTCCATTGTGCAACCACTCTTCTCGTTCCCAGGTTGTCCATTGTATTACAACAACGGTGTTAGATAAATCAGTTTGTGAATTCAGCCATTGCCGAGTGGTGCGTAATATACGATCATTGCTGGACCCAGATTCTGCATCACATACTAGATCTGCGCCCAGTTGTTCAGCAAGTTGAGTACACCAACTGGCCGCTAGATTTGCAGGATGCGGACGGCGATCTATTCCTGCCCGGCCATCATCCTTTGCAAAACAATTAGGTACCACTGCTTCTGCGGCCGCAGTGTGACTGCAACCATTGGCGTACAAGATCATGGAGTAGACAGTATTTTGTGACTTTCCGCTGCCACCACACGTCTGCGCAGGCTGCTACTGGAGAAAGAATGATCACGACCGTTGAATACAATATCAATACCGCGATCATAGCATTCGTCCCTGCCGGAGAAATTCTTCTCTTCGTATTCCACACCAAGGATACGAACATCCAAAGGCAGGATCAACAACAAGTCCACCAAGTCTTGTTCAGTTTGGTAAACCACAACTTCATCCACATAACGACAAGCCGCAAGTTGGATCTGTCGTTCCACAATGCTTTGTATTGGCGAGTTTTTGGTTTCAGGTCTGTCAATAGTGGGGTCAGTTTGCAGGCCACAGATCAAATAGTCGCAATGATTTCGAGCCTCACTCAGCATGGCAATATGACCAGCGTGTAGCATGTCAAATGTGCTGAAAGTGATACCAATCTTTTTGCCCTGGGCTTTGAGTTCTTTGATGTGATTAAAAATCATTTAACTGATCTCCGTGCGTCCGTCGCCAATGTCTCGAGTGTGTACATAACCACTTACTGAGTTGCGCATGGCTTGGTCCTGTTCCCATGTTTCCATCACAACGTGTCTGCAGACATTTTGGAACCAACGATCCACAATGTCTGAGTCTGCGTCTGTGGGCTTCATCATGTAGCCGGCCTTGACCAGGCGAGCAATGAATATTTCATTCCAGTCCAATTCAAATGCACCTTGGTGCAAGTTGTTGGGATCAATGTCCATGGTCACAATAGCCACATACGGCTCGTTGTTTTCTGTGGCCTTTTGCTTGGCAGACTTTTCAGGTGCCTTGGGCACACGGATAACTTTTTCTTTTTCCTCTTTAATAGGAGGCGTTTTCTTTTTTGTTAACCAATCCCACATTTCAAATGCTCCATCTAGTATCATTTACCCCACCCGTTGCCCCAAAGGTCAACGTGTAATCGTGGACTGTACCAGTAGCCACGTTTGAGTGCTTCGTCAGCAACATTGATCCTGTTGCCATCATATACCGAAACAACACCGCCCACAGGCATCACAAACACAGGGCCACCAAATTCACGCAAGCGATATTCATCCACCGCCCGATCCAGTTCATCAAAGTCTGAGATCTTTTCCACAACAAACTTGAGATAGGTCACACCATATGTTTCATAGTCCCAGACCACGTCAGGCTTGATGGCATCCTCCCATGACTCACCTGACACTGATAGTTTAGGGCTAACACTAAAGGTAATCTCACCAAACCAGTTGCGCAAGTAATCTTTAAAGTCTCGACTCAAGTCCTGAGTACCATTGGTTTCGAATGTGATGTGTCGCAGTCCACGTTCGTGTAACACATCCAACAGTTCGGGATAGGCACGTTGCCAACCTAACAGCGGCTCGCCTCCGGTAATAACCAAATGCACAGGATTGCCATTGGGTTGCAGCCAGTTGCCATTGGGTAACAGTGCTGTCATTTTGTCCACAAGTTCTTCCACTGTGTATGTGGGACTCAAGTGTTTGAAGTCAGGATGCCATGACGCATAACTGTCACAGCCTGTGTTCACCAATGGCAGTTCTTCAAATGTTTTGTACAATTCCACAGTCTTGGCCACTTCATCTGCTTCCGTGCTCCGCTCTCCTGGTTTGCAACCAAACCCTGAACAGGTAAAGTTACAACCAAACATGCGTAAAAATACACTGGGCACACCAACATAGCGTCCTTCGCCTTGTGCTGAATAAAATAATTCTGATACTTTTAATTTCATAATCTTGTTACCTTTGTCATGCCCGACTTGCGGGGATCTTTATTTAGATTGATACTTTGTTCATGCATTTTAACACGAGTTTCTGCCTTTGTCACCCAGCCTGGTAATACTGCGTCCAAATAGGCCAAATGCTCGTCTGGACTGGGATGTGGATCCCCATTTCTATTGGGCCATCCAGTTTCAGCAAACACAGTTTTGTCATAACCCAGCAAGATAGTATCTAGTACATCACTGTACAATCTCATGACATCTCTGTGCAAACTAACATCATCGTCGGGCCAAGGACGAGCCATGAGTTCTACCATGCTCAAGAAACGCCAAGTCAATCCAGGACGATTTTCCAACAACGTTTTTACTGCTTTGATGTAAGCAAGATCTCTAATTAAAAATCCTCGCTCATCAATGTGTGTTTTGAGATATTCTTTGTTGAACACGTTGGTTGCAAAATGCGCATTGCCTG